GCTGCTGCTGGTGCTACGGCAGAGGTCATTCCAGTCCCACCAGATAGCAAGCCTGCATCGGCCAATGTCTCGCCTGCAAACACACTTGGCGCTGCTGCTGCTGGTGCTACGGCAGCGGCAGTTGTGCCTGCGGCAGCTGCTGGTGCTACGGCAGAGGTCATTCCAGTCCCACCAGATAGCAAGCCTGCATCGGCTAACGCCTCACCTGCAAATGCACTTGGTGCTACGGCGGCTACTTGGCTAGAAGTTAATGCAGCAGTTGTTGCTGGCGCTGTCAGCAGTCCACCACCACCAGCAGTTGTTGCGGCCCCACCAGTAAGGGCAGCGGTTTCAGCAGCCGTTAGCGTAGTAGCGCCTGCTGTACCGCTAAGAGCAGCCAAATCTGAACCAACCACTTGACTGATCGTTGCTGCTGCCTCTGGAACCACCGCCGCTACAGCAGGCGATGCGGCTACTGTGGAAATAACTTCGCTTGCTAGAGTTGCGGCAGGAACGCCGGTCATGCTTGCAGCCAAGTCTATGCCTGCACCAGTACCACCGATTGATAAATCAAGCTGGGTCAACTCGGCAAGCGTCATCCCAGTACCAGGTACAACTGTCGATGCAGCAGCAGATTCTGCGGCAGTAGTTCCAGCCGTGCCAAAAATGCTTTCAAATCCACTTGGCGGTAGGCCAACAGCCATTGCCACACCAGCCAAGAGTGGGGCAATCATGCTTTTCAGACCAGTATCAACTTCTTGCTGAACACCAGTGCTGATCTCTTTACCCGTCAAGTCGTGCGTTGTGTACGCTCCACCAGCCTTGTTTTCTGCCTCAGAATAAGACACATAGGACGTAGGCGATCCACGCTCATAAGTCTCACCCGATCCACGCTCATCCCCATAGATGGGCTGGTAATAAACACCATTTTCAAGCACTGGAGCGCCAGTGGCATTCATCTTGTCGATGATGCTTTGTGGGATTCCTGTAGTTGCGGCGGCAATGTCTTGCGTAGCCACTTTTGTTTGTTCATTTCCAACATTTACATGATTAACTTGGCTAATCAAATCCATCCGTTCTTGGTTTAATTCGGCTTCTGTTTTTGCTGGCGCAGTAGTAACGCCAGTATTAACCCCACGGGTATTAACTGGCCCAACTGTATCGTCAACTATGCTCCCCGATCCGGTTAATAGGTTTGTTGCTGCTGGGGCTGTTGCTGCTGGGACTGTTGCAGCGGGGACTGTTGCTGAAACAGTAGGGTTAAGAATTCCCTCTCTTGTAGCCGCCGCAGCCATGTCTGCCGATGTCAAATTATTGGGGTTAGGCAATAAACCAACCAACATTTTGCCAATTTCAGCAGATGTTGGTGCTGGGGTTGTTGAGGCCAACAAGCCGGTAGGCGTGACAGCAGCTTCGGTCTTTAATGCAGCCAATGCGTCTGACATTTGCAGATTGTTGGGATTGGGCAGTAGCCCAGTCACCATCTTCATAATTTCAGCGCCTGTTGGGGGTTGGGCAGCAGCTTCAGTTTTCATGGCTGCCATAGCATCCGACAACTGCAAATTATTGGGGTTAGGCAATAGGCCCGTCACCATCTTCATAATTTCAGCCGCAGTGGGTTTTGCAACACTAGGTTGGTACAAGGAAGCCGCATAAGCTGCATTAGCAGCCGCAGAATCCTCTGGATCGTCATTTACCATCATTCTTGCCATGATTTCCCCTTAAACCGTGCCACTGGCAACAATGTTGCCAAGCACAGTTAAATTACCCGATGAGTCAATTTTAAAAACACTTGTTCCGCTGTAGCGGATGTACAGCGTTGTGCCGCTTTCCAAAAAGGACCAGTTCGTGAAAGTTCCATCTGCCTTCGTTGCAATCGCAGTGGCAAGATTGTTGAACTCTGTGTCAATCTCTGTACCCTTGACAATCTTGGACGGATCGCCAGAGGTCAGTGCGTCTTTAGACGCAAAGTTGGTGCTTTTGGTGTAATTGCTCAAGATGTTTCCCCTTAACTGATTTTGCCATCTTTGGCTTGGATTTCAATCTTCTGCACAGACAATTGACTGCCAAAAATGTTCGTTTCATACCCAGTTTGCACAACTTTGCCAGAAGCCCCAGCAAATGCGTTCAGAGTTTGGATAGCAACACCGGCAGAATAGTAGGCAACCGCTGTTGCATTAGCGCCGTATTCGGCCACGCCATACTCGGCAATTCCCTGTGTTGGGATTTGGATATTTTGGGACTGATAGTTACCGCTAAAGTCGTAGCCCCACTTGATTGTCATCACCTGGTTGCTGCCGCCAATCACCACAACACGAATCCGTTTGAGCAATGATGTCTGGTTCTGGTTCCCAAGGTCAGCGTGATTCGTGTAGTAATACATCCGATATGCGCTTGCATGATCTTTGTATGTGTTGTACTTGCCGATGTACCCGTTTTTGCCGATAAGCAAATCGCCGTTGCGCTTGGACAATACCGCAGTTGGCTCAATTGAGTCCCATTTGGTAACTCTATAAGCACCGTTTTCAAGCTGGATTTTGGTGTCAAAGCAAAACGCTATTTTTGTAGCTGGCAGCAATAACAGGTAAAACGCTTCTTTCTCGTTGTAGACCGCTTTGATTGCCGATAAGGTTTCACCGCTTACAGATGCAATCAAATCGTTGCGTATGTTCTTAGACATATCATTTAGCGGCGCTGACTTTTCAGACACCGTTCTGAGCATTGACCTTACGCCGCTGTTGGACAAAAAGACAACATCAGGACCAGTTACGGCGATTGAGTCCCGTGCGATGCAGCCGATGTTGCCCACCGTGTCGTACAAAGAAATGGTCGATGGCGTTTGCATCCCCTGGTAGACCAAAATCTGCCGCTTGCCAAAGATATACAGAAAACCATTGTGGGCCGCAAGCGCCATGATCTCGTCTGCCCCATTGGGCCACACCCGTGAGATGTCCAATGTTCCGCTTGTCCCGCCCGACCAGACATGGCCTGCCATCAAATCGGAAAAATAGACCGTTGCCTTGTCAGCAGTCGTGTCTGCTGCCCACAGCCGCCCGTAGGCGCTCACAATAATGTTAGCCGATGGGACAGTGGCCACATAGCCTGTTTTCTCGCTGACCCGTCTGTAAGTCGTTGCGCTGACCGCAGGGTCGTAGATCAAGGGGTCATAACCCCGTTGAAAGAAATAAGTGATGCCGTTCAAACTGGTGCAGTGCCAATTGCTTGCCGTGATCGTTGGGGCACTGCCGCCCCCGCCATAGGTTAATTCGACAACTGCATTGCTGCTGTCCAGCTTGAACAACTTGTTATTGCCTGCAAACAATATAGTTAAAGTGCCGTCAATCTGCACCAATTCGTGAATTACATCAACATCATGCGCCCCAAGATTGCCTGACGATGCGTTGACTCTTTCCCATCCTTTTCTTGACCCAATGCGCCCGTATTGGTCAATGGTGCAGTTGGTGGCAACCAAAGCATACCCCGCCGCCAAGTCTAGCGGTGAGTCTTGCGTGTTCAGCCCAAAAAAGCCGGGGGCTGAAATGCTATAGGTCTGGATGGGCTGGCTCATGTTGGTACAAATTGCCCCTCTTCTGGGTAGCGTGTGCCTTCAAGAGCAATCTGGTCAGACAGCATGGATTTGTAGAGTTGGTAGGCTTCGGATGAATTCAAGCCGCCATCCTCGCCACGCTCGACCAAAGCCCTAGCGTATGCGTTTTGCACCACCAATGAGTCAGGAACAAGCACCGATGTGCCGTCTAGCGCCAATACTGCCTGCGGTACGATTACGCTGAACAAGAGGGAATACACCCCACCTGGCCTTGGGTATAAAGTGACTTTTGTGTCGCCCGATGAGTCTACGCCGTTGAACGAAAACTGCGTTGGAATCGAGTTGACAATGGGCGTGAAATTCTGTTTGCGGTTCATGTCCACAAAGGTGATGTTCGTCAGGCCCACATTGCTGGTGATGTTGATCGCATCAATGACTTGAAACTTCTGGCCTGCACCAGTCAAAGAGTATTGGTATGTTGACGCTGATGTGGTCAAAGTGATGCTTGTGGCCAGGACATTCCACTTGTAAGCGTCTTCTATCTGCCGTTTGGAGTCATTGACAAATTTTCCAATCAAGGTGGAATACGGGGTTTGGTTGACTGTGGAAACGCTTGTCTCTCTCAGGCGTGCCAGCACATCATTGACCATCTCAAGATATGTCATGTTCTTTGACTCCCTTCAAGTTCAAGCGTAACAATAATGCCCATCGTGGAGCCTGTCTCTGTGGTGACTTTCAATATGTCACCCTCTTCCATGACAAACACACCGTTTGTAAGGCCAAATTCAAATGATGTTTTTGCGCTAATTGTGTATTGATAAGCAACGGAAATTGTTGTTGCAGCGCTGGTATCAGTCCAGTCAAAAGTAACGTGCTTGTTTGAGCTGGTAGCATTGTTGGCGTGCAGCAGCGTCACAACCGCATACATCCCCGTTGGTACGGTGTACAGCGTTGTCAGTGTGTTTGCAGTTGGATTTACTCCGACTGAAATTGGCCTCATCATCTGTCCTTTGAATTGAACGGAGGCCCAAACGGGTTGTCGCCAGTTCTGTCGAGTTTACTTCTTTTTGCGTGCTTCTGAAAGGGCTATCGCAATGGCTTGTTTCTGAGATTTAACGACTGGGCCTTTTTTGTTTCCAGAATGCAAAACACCTTTGCCCCACTCGCCCATAACTTTTTCGACCTTCTTTTGCGCCTTGGTTTTCATTTCTTTTTCGCCTGGTTAGTTGCCGTGCGGCCCCCTCGAACTGGAAGACCTTTTGGCTTTCCAATGGCAATCATTACTGTGATTGGGATGCCCTTGGGCTTTTTAGAACTATCAGGTTTTGCTGCTTTCATGGCTTTTCCTTGGTTATTGGCCCACCAGATTTCCATGCGTCACAAGTACGGGCCGCTGCACAGGTAAACTGGAACAAGTCGCAGTATCCTAAATTGGCTGCTTTGATGAAATTATCATCGTAAGACAAGCCTTCCTCATCTTTTTCCAACCCCTGCTTGATGCACTCCATCATCTTAGGGGTCTGTATGAACGCAGCACAATTACCACATTTCATGCCCTTAATGACATCCGTTGGGGCGTTGTACATCTTGGCCTTTTTGAGCCAAAAAGCCTCATTAGGCTTGTCAGGGTTAGGCGGCCCATAGCCGAACTTCTTAAAAGCGTTGTTTCGGTTCTTTAGATTGACTTCAACATCTTGGGTCGAAATCGGGCAAACAACGCCTAGCAAAGTCATTTTAAGACCAACCTATCTGCAATAAATGCAATGACCCCGCCGATCAAAGAAGCGATGGCCATCCCAACCCAAAAGCCGCCTTTGGACTTGTTGGCCAATTCCAGCAGCGTTTTGATGTCGTTTCGCATAGCATGGACTTCACCTTGCAATGCCTCGACCTGGGCTTCTAGCCTGCCAAATTCTCTTGGATCAATTGTCATTTGCCATCTTTCGAGGTCTGCCCATCTTCTTAGGCTGGACGATATTGGTTGAAAACCCTGTATCTGATCTAACAGGGTCTGATTGTTCTTCGGGTTCATCAATTCGGACATAGCCTTGATGACCCTTCATTGATTCGATGTCATGCTGCAAGTCAAAAGTAACCGTGTTTCCACTTTGAATACATTTGTAAACCGCCATGACTTATCCTTCAAAAAATCCCCCCAACCCGTAAAGGTGGGGGGTAATTGGCAACCCAATTAGGCAGGAACTGCCAGAGCGTAAGCGCTGGAAGACAGTGCTGCGCCAGAAGAGGCCGCAGAGCGAATGGCTTTCACACCGTACAAGGTATCGCTTGTGAACAAAGTCGCAAGGTACTCTTGTTTGTACTGAACTTGTGAGCGAATGCCCACTTGCTCAACCAAAACCATAGAGTCTTTGTGGCCCATCAAGCAGATGCGGTCAGTCCCAGAAGTACCAGCACCAGTGTCAGCATTGCTGCTTGTGAACACTGGGATGCCGTACAAGTTACCGATTTCACCTGTGCGAATAGCAGTACCGTTTCCGATAAATGCTTGCTCGGTGTAACGGGCCAGACCCATCAAGGTGTTGCGGCTGGAGGGAGGGATCAGGAAGAAACGATTGTCCATAGGAGTATCGTTATCGTCCAGGCGCTGAATGGTGCGGCGAATTGCTGCATCAGTCAAGGCGGCTGCGTTGCTGGTCGAGCTGTTGTAAGCAGTAGTGCCATTTGAGCCAATGAAGGCTTTGGTGGTGGATGCAGCAGTTGCGTAGTCATCAGTTCCAACAGTAGCGCCATTAAAGGCACGGCCCAATTGGATCAAGTCAGTGTCAACTTGTTTTGCCAAGGCATAGCCAGCGTCTGAAGTGTAGAAGTTACGCAGCGTGTTTAGCGCTTGGGCTTCGACAATATCCTCAATCATGCGGCTGTATTCGTAGTGCTTGTTGATAGAAACTTGCACTTCGGTTTCAGTCGCTGCAATCAGCGTGACGGCAACAGTAGTTGCTTTGGCGCTGGCAGACCCACGGGTGGGTGATGGGATATGGATGGTATCGCCCTTTTTGCCTTTGAAGTTCATCTTCATCACAATGTTCGCAAGAACCAAGTTCTTTTTGTACGCTGCGATAATCTCATCACTCCAAATCTCAGGGATGAATTTTTCTGCGGTAGTCGTGGTTACGCTATTCGCTGGGGAAAATGCTGTTACGGTCATAATATATCTCCAAAAGGTTTACTTAACCCTGCCGTCAGAATACGCCTGCATGATCTCGTCACTCAGCGCATCGTAGCGGTTCGGGTCTGTCATTTTCAGCCGAATGAGGTCTGCTCTTCGGTAGATTTTTTTTGAACTCTCACCAGCACCGCCGGTATCAACTGCTGCGGCTTTCATGCTCACTTGCCTAGAGGCTTTACCAGCCTCATCGTTCTGTTGAGCCTTTACACCTCGCAATTGCTTGTAGGTACTGAGCAGTTCATTGGCGCTGTCAAAATCGTATTCACCATCGGCCTGGGCAAACAGCTTGATGCGAACAGGTGAAGATTTCACCCAGTTTGCAAAATCCTGATCTGCGGCAATTTGCCGAAAGTCAGGGTGCTGCGCCGCAAGTCTTTGTTGGACTTGATTCGTCTTCATCTCTCGGGTGGCAACTCTTGCTGCCATTACATCGGGATGATTGTCCACCGCCTGCTGGACTGCTTTTTTCGGGTCTTCAAAAAAATCTATCTCTGGTGCTTCCTCTTTAACAGTTTGCTGCTGTTGCGGTTTGAGATTTTGCCTAATCAACTCATCTGCCAACTTGCGAACTTCATGCACCTCTTGCGCCTGCCTACCAATCATCTTTTCAGCTTCTTGGTGCATCTGCACAACTTCATCCAAACTTTTTTCCCGATATTTTTCGGGAAGATTTGGCTTTACGGCCTTTTGCTGTTCCGCTTCGATTTCACTAGGGTTCTCTTCATCAATCAACATACTCTGTTTCCTTTTCCTGCCGGTAAACGGTTCTAGGATACTTGCCCTTGCTCCGATTTCAGCTTATCACGGTGGCTTTTCTCGAATTTTCCATGCGCTGATGGAAAATCCCCAGACCACCCCTCTAGCTTAATTGCCGGTGCGCTTAGAATGCGGGTAGTTTCCTCGCCGCATTCACACAGTAAACTGGTTGTCTCATAATCAACCAGTCTTTCCGTCTTGTGTCTGTTTGCACAGACAAAATCATACATTCTTTTCATTCAATTCCTCAAATGCTCTTTCGCTGATCTGCTTGAGATTCTTCAGCCAAATTAGAATAGATAATTCACCTTTGCGAAATTGTAGACTTTTTTCATCTGCAATTGTAGATATATTGTTAAGCGGCTCAATCATCTTATCAACATCTTCCATCAAGTCACGCCAGCCTTGGCCTGACATGGTGGAAAACCTCTCCTCATAATACTTCTGGAGTTCTGGATTCATTTTCGGCCTGCTCTTTGACTTTGACGATAAGAGGCCACACGCCGCTGGAGGATGGCAACTGCCCAAGCGTTTGCAAGATAAAGTTGATTTCGTTGATGTCGAGTTCTAGGGTCATGCTGCACTCCAAGGCAACGCTGTATTCGCAGGGCTGACAGGAGGGTTGGCGAGACTGTCCAGTTGTCCCTGCACACACTGCTGTGCGCTTGTAATGGCTGACTCAGGAATCCAGCCAACTACGATGCTTTCAGTCAGGTCAGCGTATGGGGTCACTGGGCCTGTTTGGTCAGCAGAATTAAACTGAGTATTGCCACCGATTGAGGCAGTGTAAGTACCGTCTACGCCAGTGACTTCCCACAGAGCGTTGACCACATAGTTAGGGTCAGGCTGTTGCAGGGTGTACATTGCTGTGATGGTGGTGGTGAAATTTGTCATGATTTTCCTTTCAGTTTAAAGATTAGCGGCATCCAAACGTGCCTTGAGTGATTCAATGATTGCTTGTTGTTCTTGGATGGCTTTGATGAGCATTGGAACAAACACGCTGTATTTCACGGCTTTGGTTGTTGTGCCAAGATCATTGCCTTCCATATCCTTATCGGCTGTTTCTTCAACTATTGAAGGGAATACAGTTTCCAATTCTTGAGCAACAACACCAATTTGTTTTGTTGTATCGCCAATAAAATTGTAGTTACGAACTTTAACTTGCATAAGGCTTGCAAGTTTTGGAGTTGCGTCAACAATGTTCTCTTTCAGTTTGATATCTGAAATACCAGCATAACTATTGTTGGTATTTTGAATGTTTCCATTTCCGTAAATGAAAATGTTATTTGTAGTAAGGGTAGAGCCGTTACCAGAAGAACCAACAAAATAATTCCATCCAGTTCCCGCAGAAGTAACAGACTGCGCTCTAATTGCATTACCAGTAGCAGATGCTGGTAAAGATGGGGCAATAGCTGTTCCACTTGTACTAGAAGCAAGACAATTGATAATTCCAGTTGAACCCGCAGAAATTTGAGGCACATATGCACTTCCAACTACGAAGTTACCAGAGCCATCAAAGATACCCCGTGGATTCCCATCCCCATCAGACAGCACGATGTAGTTGCTTGCTGTGCGAATGTCTAGGCCACCTGAGTTGCCTGTAAACTTACCGATGATGGTGTTCTTTATACCAGTGGTAACTAAATAGCCTGCTGTATGCCCAACAAATGTATTGCTAATTCCTGTTGTGGTGTTTCCTGCGTAAGAGCCAACATAAGTTGAATTAGAACCCGTTGCAGAGTAACCCGCTTGCCAACCAATGGCTGTTAAGTCTGCGGCAGTTGTGTTGGAGTAAAGAGCCTGATAACCTACAGCAGTGTTGTTAGATGCTGTGGTGTTGTTAAATAAAGCAGATTCACCAAAAGCCGAATTATTAGCACCAGTTGTATTGTAATAAAGCGCGCCTGTACCAAAAGCAGAGTTATAACTAGCAGTTGTATTTGAATACAGTGCTTCTCTACCAAAAGCATTATTGTTTTGCCCTGTAGTATTTCTATTTAAAGAATAAAAACCATAACCATTGTTATTTACGCCTGTGCTATTTAAATAACCTGATAGAGAACCAAAAAAGGCATTGTACGCACCAGTGGTATTGCTATAACCAGCCTGATAACCTACAGCAGTGTTGTTTGAGGCTGTGGTGTTTGACAATAAAGCACTCTGACCTATAGCCGTATTATAAGAACCAGTAGTGTTAAATCTTAATGCTCCACCACCAAAAACTGAATTAAAAGAGCCAGTTGTATTTGTATAAAAAGTAAATCCATTAGAATTGCCACTGCCTACTGCCACATTGTCTGTACCAGTGGTGTTTGCAAACCCTGTTCCACCACCTACAAATGTAAGACCAGCCCCAGTAGTATTGCTATACCCCGCCTGATACCCTACAGCAGTGTTGTTTGAGGCTGTGGTGTTGCTTCTCAGTGCAGTAGAACCAATTGCCGTGTTGTTTGCACCAGTTGTATTTGATAATAACGCTTCTTGTCCAAGTGCAGACAAAGAACTACCTGTTGTATTTGCTAATCCCGCATCTCTACCAACAACAGTATTATCAGAACCAGTGGTATTTGCTTTTAATGCTTGGGAACCAACAGCAACTACTGCCGCACCCGAAGTATTAGCCGCCAAAGCACTGGCCCCTACAGCAACATTAACTGAGCCACTTGTATTAGCCGCCAAAGCACTTGCGCCCACCGCAGTGTTGGTAGCCACAGCACCAGCACCAAGGCCTACGGTGAGGCCATGCAGGGTTGCATCAGACGATGAGGTCAGCGTAGTGAAAGCACCTGTAGTCGCAGTAGTTGCACCCACAGTACCGTTGATGTTGATGCTGGCAGTGCCTGTCAGGTTGGTGACTGTGCCGCTTGCGGGTGTACCTAATACCGGCGCAGTCATCGTTGGTGAAGTTAAAGTCTTATTCGTGAGCGTATCTGTTGTT